GTATTTATTGTAACCGGCTTCTTCCCTTTCCCCAAAAGTAATAGTCGTATCAACTTTAGTAGCATCATACATATCAGGATCTAAAACATCAGCAATTGTTTGGTCTTTAAAATATTTAGGAGCTGTGTCTATTTTAACATTACCCAGTTCATCTTGCCTGTAATTTGTTGAATTAAGGAACTTGCCTGCATCTCTATCTCTGAAATAAGTTCTAGCTTCTCTGGCTGTTTTGCCTTCTTTAGTAAATTGCTTTCTTATTTCCCCATCTTCTTTATTAGCATTACCACCTTGATTCCCACCAGTACCTTTACTGCCACCAAAACACATATTTAAGCTCCTTTGCCTTTGGCCATTGAAGCGATAACTCCGCTTAATGCACCGCCACGTTGACTTTCTCCGCCTCTAATTTCTTTTATTTTGTCTAATACATATTGAATCATCATATCATCTTGACCTTCTACGCCTTGTGGGGGCATTCCTCCCTGTTGGGGTTGGCCTTGTTGCATAATAGGTCCAAATGCTTGAGGATTAATCGGTGCTATGGAGGCTAACATATCATATGCCATCGTTCTTCATTGCCTCCATCTGTAGCTCTGCCGCATTCTTCTCTCGTTCTAATTGTATGTCTGCTGCATTTTTCTCGCGCTCTAATTGAAGTTCAGCTTCTAATGTTTTTATTTTAGCTTGTAAATCTGATTGGGCTTTCATCTCATTTATTTGCATATCTTGTTGGGCTTGAGCTTGTTTAATTTGAATTGAGGCCTGTGCTTTAGCTTGGTCTGCAGCGATTTGGGCTTGCGTCCTAGCTTGGAGTGCTTGTGTTTCAAGCTCGGCAAGTTGTTGCGCATATTGTAATGGGTTTCCTTGTTGGCCTTGCTGCATGGCTTGCTGTAATGCTGGTATTGGTTGCATCTGAGGCGATGCCTGTACAACTTGAGCTGCTCTCTGGCTAATTAAACGGTCTAATTCTGGGTTTACATCTTCAAATTTAAATTCTGGGTCTTTAAAGTCTGGTAATGGAGGCATCTCCATTCCTATGCCGGCTTCCATGCGAACTCTGTAAAGCAATGCGATGTGTTCTGCTAGGTGAGCGATAAGTATAGGTTGCATTTGTGCAGCTCCAGGATTGCCACCTAATGATGGATCTTGTAAGAACTGCATGTGAACTGCTATGTGCGAGTTGTGATCTTGCTCAGGGAATGCTCGGATAGGTTTGCCGTACATAACTGACATATTCTCGTCAATCGGGTCCATCTGGACAGCTTCATCTGGCTTTTTAAGTATCTCGTCAATATTTGGTATGCGGATCGCTTCATACATACGTTTATATGCTTGGTACATATCGTGAAATTGAGGTGCTGATTGCGCGAGCTGTAAGATTGCTTGTGCTTGTGCTATCCTTTGGGTGCTTGAGAAAATGTTGGGGTCACTGACAGGGAGGATGTCAATGCGATCATTAAAGTCAGCCGCGAAAATCTTTTCACTTCTGCCAGATAACGAAAATGTAAACGACTCAGGCAAGTTTTCTGAATTCAGTTCAGCCAGTAGCTTGAACTCTTGACCTTGAGCGTAATGCAACCTCTTGTGAATGGCCGAGAACGCTTTACTGCCCTGCTCTATCAAAGCCACAGTGGAACCAACAGGTGCATTCGGGTTTACATCCCCAACATTTAAATCAGCTGTACTTGCAAATCGCTGTCCAGCTTGAACAATAAATCCTAAAAGATTGAAAAGAGACTGACTTGGCTCTTTAAATGGCAGTGGCATAATTGCCTTATTAACATCGTCAACTGTTGCGTCTAAGTCTACAAACTCTCCAGGATTTACCTGAACTTCTCCGCCTGAAACTCTTCCTCTTAACTTAAAGCCACCTTGCATATTGGCGAATGCCGCTGAATCTAACAAAGCTCTTAATGAACCGGTTGCAGCTTTACCAAGACCGCCAATAAGATGATACAAACCAAAGCCATAAAATCCTAATCCAGGAAGGAACTTATAACTGACGAACCAGTTTCTTCTTTCCATTCTTTCGTCATCTTCGTCCCAGTTCCTGCGGATGCTGACTATGTTATCATTATTGTAATCAATTGTAACAACGTATGGTATGGCGACTTTTACTTCGTCCTCTTCATATTCAACATCGTCAATGCCTTCAAAAATCTCGTAAACGTGCATCTCTAAAAGCGTTACAGTGTCGTCTTCAGAATCATCATTCTCATTAACACCTTCAATCTGGCCAATGGTATCGCCTGATGGGTCTATTACTGAGGATGCATATTCAGTTGGCATGTAAAAGCCTGACTGAACATATTTGTTATAATCGTTCCTTGGCATTTGTATTACATGCGTGTATCTGGGGGAGGTCTGTAAATCTTTACTTTCAGGAGCCACAACAAAGTCTTCAGCCTTTACGAACTGGGAGCATTGCCTGTCCATATTCGCATCCCACCAAACCTTTTTAAAAGTCTGACCGACTAAAGGTAAGTGAAATAGCATTTGATCTAAGTCTGGGAAATACTCAGGCATCTCTTGAGTAATCTGGTAATTCATAAATTCACGAACACGTCTGGCTTGATCTTCTAGCTCTGAATCTGTGTCGCCGACGATGACAGTTTTAACTGGGCCACCTGATGGGTATAGCTCTGCGATTGCTCTTGCATTAAATTGCGATGCTGCTTCTGCTATCATTGGGTGAACAACTGTTGATAAACCGCGTGTTGCACGTTCATCTTCAGATTCATCCATGCCACCGTCAGGGTCTAATGTTTTTAGCCCGTCTTTATATCTGTTTTCCCATTCAGAGCGAGCATCTCTATCCCTATCATAATAAGAAATAAGAGTCTGACCTTTGCGTCTAAGTTCTACTGGGTCTAATGTTTCAGCTAAGTTTTCGTCAAACTGATTGTCTATCTGCTCAGGCTCGTCCTCTGGCTCTCCTATTAAAACATCGCCATTGGCCATATCTTCAATTTGTAAATCATCCGGAGGCGAGGCCTCAATAAATGGTATGTTGGTTCTATTCAGAGAGACAGGTTCTCTAGCCATACAGAGTCATCCTTCTTTTTTCCGGATATTCGTCTTCTTCATAATCGTTAGAATGAGTAACAAACCATCCTTTTCTAAGTCTTAACCATGCTTGCGTGCATGTATCTACGATGTCATCATTATCTCCAGCTGGGAATGCTGCACAGATGTCTATTAAATCTTTAGCCCATTTTTTATTAAAAGGAAAGTAAATTCTTCCGTCTTCTAGTAATGCAGAGCTTGCATGTGCTCTAGCTTGCTTATCTCTGTCTGGGGAATACTCTAATACAGGAATGCCGGCCATACGTAAGTCTTGCAATAGAGATTGGCCTGATGCTTTCTTCTCTATTAAAACTGCGTCAGGTTCCCACTCTTCGTAAGATTCTTGAGCTATTTTTCTTAATTCAGGATAGCTGACTCTATCATACCACATATCAATTACAATTACATTTACTTGGCCATTACTCCGGAACACACCCCAAGTTGTCCTAGCGGAGTAAGATGAATTCTCTTTTGTACTAAATGCAGTATCCCAAGACTGTAAAACATATTCAATGTTATTTGGTAGCTCTTCTTTTTCCCATGGCACCCACCACTCTGCTTTAAGTATCCCACCACCTTTGGGCATTGGCCTTTGTTGTAGTTGGCCTGCAGCTGCATAACTCCCTAAACTTCTTTCAAGGTTTGCTAATGTTTTATCGTCTATCCTATCTGGCCACAGAAGCTCTCCCTCTTCAGTTCTTGGGTCAAAGAAATTAAGTGTAGATCTTGTTATTGTCGGGTGGCCGATTTCATACCGAGCAGGCAAACATAAGTGATCCCATTCATCTCCTAACTCATTAGATAATATATGGCCAGTTAAATCGTTCTCATGAACTCTTTGCATAATAATTATGAAAGCACCAGTCTTTGGGTCATTGAGTCGGGTTTGCATGGCTTGGTCCCACCACTCTAAAACTCCTTCTCTAACTGTTGAAGATTCAGACTCCCTGACATTATGCGGGTCATCAATAACAATTATGTCACCACCCTCACCAGTCAAAGCACCATCAACCGAGGTGGCAATCCTCGCGCCAGTTTTATTATTCTCAAAGCGTTGTTTCTGGTTCTGATCAGAAGTCAGCTTAAAAGTTTCTCCAAAGTGCTCTTTATACCACCGGCTGTCGAGCAATCTCCTGCACTTAACGCTATCCCTGATGGAAAGAGAGCCGGCATATGAAGCGTAAAGAAATTTCTTCTCTGGCTGAATGGTCCAAGCCCACGCAGGTAAAGCAACTGCAACTGAGATAGACTTCATGTGGCGAGGAGGTATGTTGATGATCAACCTTTTAATATCACCTTCAACAACTGCCTGTAAATGATCGCTTACTGCATCAATGTGCCAGTTATCATAGAAGTCTCGTCCTGGCTCAATCGCCTGCCAACTGCTCTTGGTAAACTCCTTCAAGGATCTCCGCATCTTCTCCGCTCTGATCTCCTTCAATGATAGCGTGCTCAAGAACTCGTTCAATTGCATTTAAATCGTCTCCTGTTAATTTGCTTATGTCAAGAATTTTCTTCTCTTCAATCTGAGCTGTAACTTCAACTGCCTTTAAATCAGGCATGCATTTTGACAACAAAGTTTTTGCAGCCATTATCCTCAACTCAGGATCCGCACCAACCTTACCAATGTCTTGAACATTACCTTGTTCGTCCTGCGTATAAACACTGAACATCTCTCTGCCTTGCATAACTCCGGAAAGAAATCCAACCGGATCTGCTTGCCCCATTATCCAATTGATAGTAGCAGGATGATTCCACTTATATCTGTTCTTTCTTTCACGTGAAGGCTTCTGATTCTTCAAGGGTTCAACTGATTTAAACTTACCATCCCATTTATCTGGTTGAACTGGGGCACTTTTATTAACCGGTCTTTTGACTTGTACTTTCTTTTGCTTTTCTGTAGCCATATCTTTTTATCTCCCAACCTTACTTGCAGTGGTCAACTGACAATTAAGTGTAACTGAATAAAAGACAAAAAGAAAGTACTAAGTAACGAACACATTCTCTGGTCAATTTAGCCAATCAGGCATTGCTCTATTTTTGTTCCATCTAGCAAAGCCCATCTTATCTTTCTTATAAAATTTACGATACGCCTCTAAAGGATAACTCTCAGCCGTTTTAAGATCATCATGCCCACTAAAGCACTGCGGCATAACCGTAAGCATCTTCATATTACCTTTAGGAATAAGACCAATGCCAACTGCAATAGATTGCCTGTGTTTTCCTGCACCGTGATATTTACCATAACGATAAGTATATTCCCTTAACATAGCACAATACAAATTATAAGCAAACCGGAAGTTATATCGCGTCTTCATAGCCCAAAGAGTGCAGGGATGTTTCTGGTGAACCGGCCGATATAAGCCTTCTTTTTCTGCATATTCTGGGGCGTGGTGCCATAAGCCAGTACATAACATCTGAGCCTCTTCTAAGGGCATTTTTACAACGTGTTGATCGCATAACGCCCTAGCAATAGAATCAGGATCTTCATCAATAATAAATCTATTCATGTTTGCCACCCCATAACTGGAGAGTAACTTCCGTAAACAGTAGCACCCCCACCAGTATTTAAAAAACCTTCAACAGCAGTCTCAAAGCCAGTCTTCTCTGCTGCAACAATAGCATCCATAATCTCTCCAAAAACTTTATCTTCAGCCGAGGAGTGAGGGATATTAACTAGACGTATTTTATAAAACATATTATTTCCTTTCTCAATATGTTGGGGAGCCGAAGCTCCCCTGATTAATTAAACTTGCCAAAATCCGCGAGCTGAAAATTCAAGGGCATATCCACCGGCTTTGTGTATGCTCATCCAATTTGAAAACAAAACAAATACTGTCCATCTTCCACAGCTTGGGATAAGTACTGGGATGTAAAAAATATCATCTGGTAAACCATGCATGTCTGCGACTTCTTTAAGCTGTGGTTTGATAGCTTTTACTGCATTTTCACAAGTTGCATAAGTTTTAAAACCTTTTTTGTTTTCTGAATAACTTTGCTCAACTTTATCTAAAATATTTCTGTACATTTTATTTCCTTTCTCAATGTATACCCTCTTCTACTGTAT